TAGTATCTAAATCTCCACCTAATTGCGGTGACGTATCTTCTACAACATTTGATAAGGCACTAGATGTTGCCAACCCTGCTACAACTGCACTTCTAGCAACTTTTTTAAGACCACCACCTGATGTATCAATTGCTAAAAACACATCATCATTAGCTATTGTACTAATCTCTGATAAAGAACTAACTGCTACTGAATTAAAGTTTGTACCATCTGCTATAAGTAAGTTACCAGATGTGTTTGTACCCATAGTGATATCATCACCAGATACCGTAAGATCACCTGTGACAGTAAGATCTCCTGCAATGCTAACATTAGTTGTGCCTGTAGGTATTTGTATAACTGCTGTATCCGCATCGTTCTTAACGGTAACATCGTTTGTTGAACCTTGTCCTGTTAATATTAATCCTTCTGCTGCTGTATAACCTATAGCAGCATTGTCACCCGATGCAGTATCACCTGATGGTTCAAAGGTAGACGATACTAAAGTTCCTGTACTAGGATTATATGAAAGACCTGTATCAGTTTCTGCTCCTTGAGAACCTGTTGCTCCATCTACAAAAATTGGATATACAGTTTCATCTGTTGAGTTATTTGCAGTTACTGTAAAAGTTCCTGCATTTCCTGTAGTATCTTGATTAAGAGTTCCTATTACAAAATCTAAAGTATTATCACTATCATCATAAGTAACTGTAATATTTGTTTCAGTATTACTAGATACCATTGCCCCTACAGTATCAGAAATAGTTTCTGCAAGAGTAACTCCAGCTATCGTTATAGCATCTGCTTCTAATGTTCCATTTATATAAGCATCTTTAAATTGAAGAGAGCTTGTCCCTAAATCTATATCATTATCGGTTACAGGAACTATAGCACCATCTTGTATTCTTATTTGTTCTACGGCACTACTACTAACCTCTACAAAAACTCCCCAACGATTATTACTACTATCTACTACAATCTTATTAAGAAAATCTTGGTCACCTATCTGAGGAACATTACCACCTTCTCCAGCAGTACCATCATGCTGATGTCCTGTTGTTCCACTACTAGCATAACTAAATGCTGTTAGTAATTGATTGTATTCATTATTAAAGAGGGCAGCAGTAATCGTATCGCCATCAGTTAATGTACTTTGTCTTGTGTAAGCTGTTCCCATTTAGTTATCTCCTACCAGATGGAACGTAATCAATATATAAACCATTAATTGCGTATGGTGGATTAGTATCGCTTGTACTTATTCTAAAGTTAGTCACATGACCACTCCCTTCTATTGCTTGCCTAAACATAGGATCTTTTGAAGTTCCAAAGACTGCTGATCCAAATGTAGAAACACTGTTACCAAATATAGAAGGTATAGGTATTCCTGTTAATGTATAATCATCAGGTTGTGGAATATTTATGTCTTCATAATCATATCTAACTCTTAGTGTAGGCGAAATAGTTCCTTCAGGAGATACAGATATTTTTATATAATACATAGTTTTTCTTGTGCCAATATCTCCAAAATCAAAATTAGGAGTTATATATTTAGCATCAACATTAAACGCAGAACCATCTTCTATAAAAGAACTGCCTGTATCGTGATTATAAATATAACCATCGTTATCGCCATGAAACTTTTTTTCAATCCCTAAATAATTAAGTTGAGATGTAAAACCATGAGCTTGTATGCCTTTTGTTTCTGACCACTCAAATCCATTAGAAGTGAGAGTTCCTATTATTCCTTTAGATACTGCGGTTGTACTAGATGTACTAGAGTAAAATAATCTATACTGTGATTTACTTCTTAATACTCCGCTTGTAATTGTAAAGTTTGTTATGTTATTTGAAAGATCTTTTATTATAGCCTGTATTTGACGGCTAACAGATCCTAATTCTACGTCACCAATTCTTGCTGTACCTGCAACACTTCTTATGCCGTCAGGACTTAAAAATACTAGATCACCACCTATTTCTTGAATAGAATGCTCACTAAGACATCCTACGTTTTTAGTTACTGGAACTATAGCAATATTGCTAGAGTCATTTATGTTTATTAATTTGTGTATGCTGTTTGTACAAAAAATAATTAAATCAGTACGAAAACTTTTTAATCCTACTACTTGATCTTCTATTACAATAGAAGCAGAACCAGTTCCAGAAAAACTATCTATATCATCTGTTGCACTTATAAATACTGTATTCTTAGCTGTACTAGCCCCTGCAACTACTAAATGATGATCGTGTATTGCACATACTTTAGGTGCTGTTGTTCCTGATACTGTTATTTCTGTTGCAAAAAAAGTACGAGTAGTTAAACCTCCAGTACCTGTCATTTTAAAAAGAAAAGGTTCATTTGCTCCATCACAAATAACAACCTCTCCATAATCAGTGTTGCCTTCAAATAATGTAAATGTACATTGTCCTTGACTTGTTCTAGCAGCTACACTACGTCCAGTAAATGTACTATAGTTATCTCCTGATCCACTTACACTTGCTCTATTTATTTGAAGCCAAGTCTCTTCACCATCTACACTAAAAAATATTCCTGTTCCTGAACAAACAATTAAACCGTCTGCATAAACAAATAAACCTAATACTCTTTCACCACTATTAGGTCTAGTATCTCCAAAAGCTGTATATCCATTTACCCTTCTATAACCACCATCTGCATCAACCTCAAAGTTTAATAGCTCTGTAGCAAAACCGGGTTGAGCAAGCATTTCAAGCTGATTAAGGTTTGTATTTAAACCACCTCTACAAGAAACGCCAAACGGTTGCGATATTGCCATTAAATCATCCTTACTCGATCATCTTTCATATATACAGGGGTAGGCTCTATTAAATTTGATCTCATGCGTCCGATACCTTTTCTGTAATCTTCTAAAGCAAAAGAAGCTGCTTGAGGATTATCTTTAAACTGCCAGATATAATATCTACCTCTAGCAAGTAAAACAGTTCTATACATATCAGGAAAAACTATAGTATCATCATGTGCAGAAAGTTCTGTAGGTAAAGCGTATGCAAAAAACCAGACCTTATATACTTTGTCTGGTATTGGGCTTAATCCAAACTTACGGCTATCAGGACTTCGTAAAACTCTTCTAGGTTCACCATAGTTTTGAGCGTCTGCATCATCTGCATTTTCTCCTTCTCTAAAATAATCTTTAAACTCTTCTATAGTAGTAAATCTTAAATTTCTACTTACATAAGGAGCAGATTCCCCTGATACACTTACTGTAGTAATATAAAAATTATCCCAATCAATAGAATTATAATCAGAAGTAATACTAGAACTAGCTGGTTTTAATTCGTACCAACGAGTTCCTGCTACAGTATCTATAGAAACATTTCCATACATAGGATCTGTAGCACCACTTTCTGCAACAGCAAGATAAGGCCACTGAGGTTCTTCGTTAACCATATCAAAGTAAGCTCTGTTAACAGAATCTTTAACGTGTTGTTGAACACCTACAGCACTTGAAAATGTAGAAGACGTTAAAGTTACTTCGTTTAACTCACGAAGAAGCTCATTAGTTAGTTGCAGATAAGTAGTAGCCATTTAGCATGGCCCTGCTTTTGGCATAACTTCTGAATACATAGGCTGAGTTCCTGCTTTTGCTTTACCGCCTTTTTGATAATTCATCATACCACCTTTATTTAGCATAGTCCTATTAAACGTTTCTTTAGGTACAGATGAGGCCAGAGACTTTGCAGCACGTTCTGCGGCCTCTTGATAGGGATTTTTTACTTTTTCTTTTTCTTTAGGTTGTTTAGGTTGTTCTATTTCTTCAACACTTGTTTTTTTGTTTCTTGCTACTGTTCTTTTATGTTTAAATACAGTTACTTTTTCACCACCACTATCCTTATCTAACTGAAATACATCGTCATAATCTTTTATTTCTAACATAATTAATTTACCTTTTTGATTTATTAAAGATTTTATCGTAGTTCTTATCAAACTTCTTTTTATTTTCGGGCTTGTAAAAACTACCTGTCATTCCTAAAATCTTTCCTCGCTTCTTAGGATTAATCATCATTGGATTTTCATTACTACCTATTTGAGGCATATTTAACTCCTAAAGAAAGGGGGCATATTTCAGCCCCCGATCTGGTTTAGTCGATGCCGTAGAAAGCTGAAACCAGAGCTTCTGGTCGCAATACTTTTGCACCGTAAACGTGAAGACCACGAACAATATCACCAAAGCTATCAGGATCACGAATAACTTCTGTGCTAGTGATGGTCTGTGCAGTACAGGTAGAAGATATATGACCTGCAACACATTGTCCAGCAGCATTAGTAGTTGCGGCAATGTTGTTAGTTCGGTACATATCAAATCCTCGTAACTTACCAGTAGAAACTAGACCGTTACGAATTGAACCTTGACCTGCGTTATAGTCAACTGACAAGAGCTTAGAAGAACTTTGTACAAGAACTTCATAGAACTCTGGATTTGCCAAGAACCATCGTCCGTCTTCTGGCACGTTCTGCTCATCAAGAAGACGAGCCATTCGTGAAAGAACATCGATTGGATCATGCTCACCAGACGCAAACCCTATATCAAGATTACCAGTACCGTCAAAAGTACCAGCAGCAAGATCAGTTGCATTATCAGAACCAAGAATGTGGTTCGGTGACGAAGCAGGTACACCTGCAATAATCTTAGCAATTACACCTGCGTCAAATGCATCACGCAATGCGTAAGCTGCTGAAGATGATGCTACTTCTTTAAAGTTTACGTGAGACATGGAAGTTTCAATGTCATCTACTATAAACTTGAATGCATTAGCAATATCTATTACAAGCGTTAGTTCTTGGTCAGTGAGTTTAGTGGCTGTTACATCCTGTCCACGTTCATACTGATATACAGTAATTTCTGGCTCTTTGATTATCTTTACAGAATCACCAAAGGCTGCAATTTCTCCAGCATAGTCAGTATTTGTTATTGCCTCCGCTACCGAAGCCTTTCTAAAGAAGTTAAGTACCTTCTTAGAAAAGATTTGCGGTAGGAAAAACGAGTTTGTTTGGCCTGATACAGAGTTACCAAAGTTTGCATTGGTATCCGTACTTGGCTCAAACAACTGGTCTGATTGGTTAAAAGCCATGTTGTATTACTCCTAAAAAGACATTAAGTTAAGGTCGCACTCTGCCTTCTGCCATAGCTTGATCAATTTCATCTTCAAATTTATCAAAGTCTCGCATAGACATAGCTGCGATTTCACGTTGTGTCCAGATTTTTGGTTCTTTTGGATCTACAGTTGTTGTTTTAGTAGATACAAAATCTGCTGCATTTTGTCTGGACTGTGGTGACTTTTTGGTTTGTTTAGTAGTAGATAAACCGCTTTCTAATTTATAAAGATCAAGAGCTTTAACGGCTAATTCAACATTATTAGGGTTATTGTAGATCCAATCCTGTATTTGTTCAGGTTGTTCTTTTGCCCAATTATGAAACCTATCATCTCCTCTTATTTCGTCAAAGTCAGGATGTCTTGATTGTAAAGTAGACTCAGCTTCCTTACGAGCAATCATCTTTTCTCGTTCTTCAAGAGCAGATAATTTCTGTTTAAATCCTTGTAGTTGTTCTTGACTACGAAGATGTGCAACAGATTCTACAGTTTCATATAGATCAGGATTTGCTTCTTTAAACTTTTCAAGGTCTTCTTCACTTTTAGGTGGCGTATACTTTGGTTGGTTAGCCTGTGCTGCCGCTTGAAGTTCTTGTTCTTTCTGTTTAAAACTTGCAATCTTTTGATCATAATGTTTCTTTAGATCATCGTACCTCTTTTTATAATTAGTTCCTTTTTGTTCTGTTTCAGGGGCCGTTTCTTTAGTTGGGGTAGCCTGAACAGGTTTTTCAAAGAATAATCCGTCTGCATCTCCAGTTTTTGTATTATCAGGCGTATGCCATTCTTTCCTTGCATTATACGGATTAGGTGTTTCTTCTACAGTTTCCATTTGTCACTCTCCTTAATGGGGCTTTAAGTCTTTTCAAGGTGGCTTTAGTATTAGCTAGATACTAAAGGGTCTTGAAACTTTAAGGTGGCCTTCAGGTTTTATTTGTGATAAAGGGTTCCAATCGGAAGTAGCTTTATCGTAAGTTTTGATAAACACTTGGAGTACGGTTAGATCGGATCATTTGTCGTTTAATCTCTTCTTCCGTATTTTGTATGCCTTGCATATAATCTGACTGCTTTTCATCTTGCATAGGATCATTAGTAAGACCTCCAAATGCCATCTTTTGCATTTGACCGCCATCATAAGCACGTTCTGCGTCATCCATCATTTTTTGCAAATTATCTGCACCTATTTGGTCAGTTGCTTTTTTGGTGATAACAAACTCACCATCCGATAACCTAGCTGGTATCGAATCCGATACTCCAGTTCCGGGGCCGTCTACTTCCCCTTCACCTGAGAATTCTCCTGCGACATCCATGATTTGATCGAAGATGCCACTTAAACGCTCATCTGTTTCTAAAGCGTCTGTTAAATATTTTTGATCTTCTGGTGTTAAAGCTTCTGTTAAAACAAAATCAATATAACTATTTTCCATTTCTGAATCTGGAAGTTGTGAAGCTTCTGCTGCTGCCATTTCTTCTGGTGGTATATTATCGTAAGTGTCTACTGGCATTCTTTCAGTAGGCATTAACATTGATTCACCGCCTTCTTGAAACGCTCCTCTACCTTTTAACACATCTGCATAAGTTGTTTTACCGTCTTTATTAAGATCAGGAAACTTACCACCTTTTGCTTTTCCAGAGCGTTTTAAACTTTCTTGAGATAGTAATCGCTCTGAATCTTCTTTATTTACTGTTTCCTCCATAAGATCCATTATTACTTGAAATGGATCATTAGACTCAGTAAGTTGTGTAATTTCTTTTTTATTACGCCCTAATTTTTTAGCAAGGCGTGTTATTTGTGCAACTTGAGCTATTCTAAAATCTTCATATTCTCTATAATTTTTTTCTACAAATTTTTTAAATCCTGCTTCAGTTGGTACATCTTCTGTTGCTTCATAAGCTGTTGTTAATAAAACATCGTTTCCTTTTAGGTAATTAGGAAGAGATAAAACTGGCTGTCCTTTTTCTGCATAAGTACTAAGTTCTGTAGCATATCCAGTTATCTCATTCATTTCTCCTTGAGGTGTAAACATTTCATCATATTCATCTTTTGCAGAGCCTCTTAAAAAACTTTCTTCTGCTTCTTTAGCTTTTTCTTTAGCAGCTTTATCGCCTTTAGTTCCTCTTAAAAGTTTTTGTACAAATAAACCAAAATTAGCTTTCTCTCTTGGCACCAGCATAGAGCCGCCCATATAGTTTTCTCTTTCTTGTTTCATTGGTTTTCTCCTCGACTTCTAGCCTCTGATACTTGATATTTTAAACGCATAAGATTATCCAGAGAATTCACTCTCCCCTGCTTGCGGAACATTTCCTGTTCCGATGTTGCCACCACCAGTGCCTGTAACTCCAACATTTTGAGGTGGTTCAGGTGTTGGAGAAGTGCCTCCCATAACTCCTTGTTGTTCGTTAGGGGTGACAGCCTCGCTGCCAGTTGCTTGTCCAACATTCTGCGCTCCTATAATTTGTGCCATAATAGCTGCTTCTTCAGGATCATTAAGTATTTCATCAGGATCAAGATCAAGGCTATAAGCAAGTTCACTAATAATTTTAGATATCTTAACAAACGGTGCAATAGCAGGATTCTGTGCAGTTTGAAGAAACATAGTTAATCTTTGACTACGAACTTCTTTTTGCATTAAGCTATTTGTACCCATAGCGTGTACTTCTAAATCACCTTCTGTAGCTAACTTACCTTCAAAGAATTGCATATTCCATTGAAAGTATGCTTCGCCTAAAGGTTTTAAAAGAAAATCATCTAAATTCTTTACTACTGTTTTTATATTAAGTGATGCTGCACCAAGAAGCATTGACATACCTGATGCAGTTCTTGTCATACTTTGTACTCCTGTCTGACCGTGAGAGTAACTAGGTATGCCTGTTTGTTCATCTGCAAGCTGTCTAAACTTGTCAAACATCTGCATATTTTCAATAGTAGTATTAGGAAATTTAATCCCATAAATACTTTGACCCGGAACTCCTGCTTGCCTTCTAAAAACTTTTCCGGGATATAGCTCCATTGACTGTCCACCTATAAGAGCAGACTCATCAACATCAAAAACTACAGAGCCACTCAGTGCCAGATTATCAATAGCCATCCTTGCATGACCATTCATAATCTGTTGGCTATCATCCATATTCTCCGCTACGCCTATCCCGAAGAAACTGTAAGGATTTTTTTCATAAGGAAAAGAATTGTATGGGAGTCTGTAGGGGGTGAAAGGATTAACAACGCAACGAAGAAGCTTACCATTACTAATCCATGCATTAATTTGAACTTCGTCAAGATCATCTACCTCATCAGGGAGTTCTATTCCTACTTCTCTTGCGTATTGGGCATCCATTATTCCCCAATATTCTAATACTTCATAAAGATCTGCACCATATTCTTGATCTCTTTGATCATCTTTTAGTTCATGTTCGTAATCTTTTTCTTCGTAACTTGGCCCCATTATTAAACATTCTCTTATTTGATCTTTATCAAAATAAGGTATTTTAGATAAAGCTCTAAGTTGAGAACGATTTAATTTATGTCTGTGAAATGTATATTCACATTCATCTATTGAAGTTGCATTTGGATCAGGAAAGAAATCCCAAATACTTACAAATTCTATACGAGGTACTCTAACCGATAAAGGCTTATAAACTCTTTTACCTGTTGCGTCCTCTTCATATTTAGCTAAAGTTTTATTAAAATTAAATGGCCCTTTAACTATACCTGTTCCAAATAAAGTTGATTCAAATAAAGCATTTCTTAATTCACTTGATCCATTTGATTCTTCTACTTGATCATGTATTAACTTTTGCATTTGTCTAGCTGCTTCTTTAGCAGGAGACATTTCTAATACTTGAGGATTAGGAGATGGGCCATCTATAATATTAAGATTAGAGTTTTTGACTTCTTCTTCAAATAAACCTTCACCTGAAAAAGTAGCTCCTGCTTTTAATACTTTTCCATCTCCTTCATACCCTACATCAAAAGGATTAACTTCTGGTTCAGTAGACATTGTTTGATCTGGCATACTTGTTTCTATGCTAGGGGTGTTATCTACTTGAACATATGTAGCTACTCCTTCAGGAATAAGTGTTTCTCTTACACCAATAGGAAACTTACCTGTTCCAAATACTACATCTACAAGCTGTCCAAAAGCTGCAAGAACTTTAGTTTTAGTTACCTTTATAAATACTCTTGATTTTTCTGATTCTCTAAACTTTACATTCTTTGGGTATAAACCTCTAAAGTTATGATAAGCTTGCATCCAACGTCTTTCATCAGATTCTCTAGCAGTTTCTGCACTAGAAAACCGATCCTCTATAAGTCCAACTAAGTTAGACTTTAGAGAATCGGTAAGCTCAACAGCCATTCCGCTTTCATCTTCTACTTCTGTAAAATAAAGACTATCAGCGTTTTCAAGTAACGTATTTTTATCGTCCATCTAGTTTCCTAGCGTAACTTTTTATGAAAATTTATAAACAAAGCATTTACTCCATTATGGCGTTGAAACCCAAACCTTCCATATTTATATGGTGTAGATACTGATATATCTTTTTTACCTGTTAAAAGATCTTTTGAAACATTCGCAGTTACAGCACCTGCTTGCACTGTTGCAGAAGGAGTAGTTCCTACATTAACTCTAGCTGTTACATTTTTACCAAGCTGTGCTTCTTGTTGAAAAACATTTTTATAGTTTGACATTTATTTATCCTTATTGGTCAGGAGTAGTACCTAAATGTAAGAACTGTACAAGATAAGTAACAGTTGTTGCTGCCGTAGCTAGGTCAGCACCTATAGGTGTAAGTCTAGCATATAGAGTACGAGCAGAGGCTGTATAAAGTGTACCAGCAATTACAATTGCCTCAGAAGTAGCAGGGCCACCAACAACACCAGCAGTTACGCTAGTGCTTACAAAAGCGTTGGCTCCATGACCATGAGAGTTCTGAATAATATACAGTGGTGCATTAGCAGTCCAAGTTACTGCGGAGCCGCCATCATCAAGTATAGCCTCTGTAGCTATAAGTTGACCACCGCCAGAAGCTGTACCTAAACTAAAATCTACGTCATTACCTGATGATCCACCAGTAACAATATTACCTGCTGGTATAGCAATAAGGTTGCGAATAATTGTATCTGCTGGTTGAGTAAAAGATACGTCTGTATTAGTATCGTCAGTTACTGCAATAGTACCTGTAGTTACTGAAGTCCAAGAGGTAACAATATTTTCTGCTATCTCTCTTACGTCTGCTGTCCTAGCAGAGTTTCTACCTGTGTCCCTAACATTATATACTGGATTTGCCATTTTACTTTCCTCGATTGTGTTATTAAATTATTTTACTAATAGCCAAATGTGCCATCAGCCGGGGTGTAAGCCTGTTCCAAATGCAGATCTCTTATACGTGCTAGTGGATCTTGTATTCTTGGTCTAGACATTATTAAATACCTTAAAGCGTCATACGCATGATCTGATGCTTTGGTATCTACATCTTCAGGATTGCTTTTATCTAACGGAATACTTTGAAGCTCTCTAATCAAATTCGGACAAGTGTTAAATATTTGTAATTTAGGTCTGCCGTTTGGTTGAGTCTTTAAATATTCGTGGATTTGTATTTTACCCTGAATTCTGTTTTTATCGGCCCTACGGAGTTTGTGACCTGCACGAATCAGCGTTTCTCCTACTGTAGGGCCAGTTGTTCCTGTTCTATTCCAACAAGCTGTATCGAGAACTCCTGCTATAGAAAAAGGATCTTCTAGTTCCATTTCTGTTAGCATCTGACCTAGTTCTAAGCCTGTTAAGTTTTTACGATATAACTCTCTATAAATTATTAGAGTTCCATCGTTTTTATCCATTGCTCCCCATACACAAGCACTTTCGGAAGCGTAACCATAATCTATTCCTTTTATCCTTTCCCAATGTATAGGTATTTCAAAAGGAGGAATAACATGATCTTCAAATGAAAACTCTGTAAATGCTGCTCCCTCTGCTACATCCCAATTGCCCTCTAATAGCTGTTTACGCTGTGTAGGCGGCAAAGAGTTTAACATCTGTTCATACCTGCCATCTTGAGCTAAGTATGGATTATCTTGTAATCTTGCAGGTATAAACCTTCTTGTTAAACCATCGCCTCCCGAAAAAGCTTCGTTAGGAGGTGATGGATTTATGTATCTGTTTTTTACCCAGTTAGCTCCAACCCCTCCGGGATTAGCTGTGCAACGCATATAAGGAACTATCTCAGCATCTGTAGTTCTTAAACGAGATGCAAGATAATTCCAACTAAATTCTGTAGGTAGATGAGTAATCTCATCAAACCCTATCCAACTATAGGCTTGTCCTTGATAACGGTAAACATCCGCATCTCTTTCAAGGAAGCCAAACTCTATCTTTGCTCCGCTAGGAAAGTTCCAAAGCTTTTCTACTTCTCTATATTTGCAACCCGGAAATGCTTTCGGATATAGTTCTCTACTTTTATCGATAAGCTCCCTAAGTTCAGGCATAGACCTTCTCAGTATCAAGGCTCTATGTGCTGCCCTGTGAGCATATCGAAGTGGATCAACAAGCATGGCGTAGCTTTTGCCACCACCTGCTGAACCTCCATAGAGAACGTCCGTTTCTCCAGCCGCAAGAAAGTTTTCTTGTGGGCCTTCGTTAGCCTTAAAGATTATATTTTCTGATGCTTCTCTTTGTAACGGTTTTGACAGATCTTCTAAGTCTTCAGAGATTGTAACCTTTGGAGCATCTTTATTTTCTAATTTATTAAGGGTTGTTTTATTTTTATTTATAGAGTTTTTATAGCTTTCTATTTTTGACTGTGCTGTTTTTAATCTTTTTTCTTGTTTTTTTATTGCTCTTTTACTTTCTATTTTAGCTTTTGTAGTAGAGTGATAGTTGTATCCTTTTCCTTTTGATCCTTTTGCCCGACCTGCTTTTTTCTTAGGGGTGCCATCAAGCTTCAGTACAAAGTTACCTTGATCATCTACTAAATACTTTTCAGGGTTAAGATCCCAATCGTTCATGTTTCTCCACGATCTTTTTAAGTCCCATATGTGACAAAGATCTTCCTGTTTCGTATTCTATCCAAGCACTCCCCTCGCGCAAGCTAAGTGCTTTTTCTTTTATCATCGGTATTATCTTATTTAAAGCTTCTAATTGTTCTGGAACTTCTTGTAGTTTATTAAAGCTGTCAAGTTGATAACCGAAAGGAATAGTGCTGCTAGTTCTCCGCATACTCTATGACCGTTTCCTGTTTAGCTGGTAAGATAAATAAACCAGAAGGAGTAGAAACATTTACGTCAAGGCGGTCAGTTTTGCCCAATCCAACCCTATCCAATATTGTCTGTGCAGCCTGTATACGCATATTAGCTTGAGGAACAGGAGTAGAACTATCCATAATATCTACAAGCTTTAAAGCTGCTTTAGGTGCTGATTGGGCTAAAATGCTTTCAGCTAAATCAAGTATTTCATTCTTTAAAGACTTTACAACTGAATGGACACTTGTAGGAGAATATCCTGCTTTTTCACCTGCAAGCTTAGTATCCCCATTAAACTCAATAAGGTTCTCTAGGAATATTTGTTGTTTAGTTGTTAAAGTCTTTTTAGTCATATTCTTTTTTCTTTTTATCTATATACGTTATAACTATAGTATTAGACTACTTTACAACGAAAAAGTTCAAAAAATGTTTAAGATTTAGTATATATAGGTAGGGGGTGGCATGGCATCCTGCCCTCCCCACCAAGCTTTATAGGCTAGATAGATTGATCAACGTGTATGCGGATAAGAATTCATGCACACATGAGAGATTTCAAGTTTACAAAGTTTTATAGTTTATAAAACTTTGTAAAAATTAGCAGCTTTTTTATATTTTTAATTATTTTCAATAATTTAAAATATAATTATTTAAGAAGCTAAGAAACTTTTTAGTTTCTTAGCTTCTTATTTTCCCCAACTTTCAGCCTGATCTTTAAAGCTCAAAAGCTTTAAAGATCAGGCTGGCTAATTTATTGTTTTATATTTTTATAAAAAATATAATTTTTAATAAACTAAAAAGCTCTATGGAGCTTTTTAGTTTATTAAGTTTTCAGATTTCGATCTGATCTTTAAAGCTGTTCAGCTTTAAAGATCAGATCGGGCTTTAATTAGCTTTAAAACTCTAAAGAGTTTTAAAGCTAATTAACTTTCAACTCTATCTCTTTTATCTCTAGTCTTTAAAACGACTAGAGATAAAAGAGATAGAGTTGTGGAGCCTTTCATATTTGATTTTAAAGAATTTTTCCCTTCTCACCTTTAGGTGAAGAAGGAAAAAAATTCTTCAAAATAAAATATGAAAGGCTTCCCCTAGTTTCCGAAGCCGACGACGACAACCAACGACCTAGGAGGTCACCATGGAAAATACAATTTCTAATTCTTCATCCATCAAAGCAGTATGCTTTCACCTCGCTCAACTTTTAAAGTTGAATAAGTCCAAGTCGATAGTTGCTTATAAGCAACTCTTAGCGGTAGTCATTGCCGATCAAAAGAAAGTTAATAGTGAATATTCATATGAAGACTTTCGGGTCATGTTAAACAATGGTATTGTTGACGATTCGCTGAAGGCAAAAATGAATATGTTCAAGGGTAAAATTGAAGTTAAAACTTCAAAGCCGCAGCCTAAAAAGGCTGCTCCAGCGAAGAAAGTTGGTCGACCTAAAGGTTCCACCAATAAGAAACTTACTGCAAGCCAAAGGCTTGATCGAATAGAATCAATTCTCGCTGAGCTTATCTCTAACAGATAAGCTTTAAATCAAAAGCCCTCTAGCAATAGAGGGCTTAACTTAAAGGAAAATATTATGAACCCATTATTAATTTTAATTGCTTTACAAGAATATTATAATGATTTCGGAGGTATTAATCCTTATGATATTTCTGATCAAGAACTTTTAGAGTTTCTTGGTACATCCAATATTGAATTGGAATCGTAAATAATTCTTAATCTCTACAGTTTAAAAGCCTTGAACGTAGTGAAAGGCTTTTAAACCTGTAGAGTTTTAAAGTCTCCACCGCCAACCGAATATAAGATAAATGGGAGAAGAGCGAATGTCATTAGTTTTATTGTACGAAAGCAAAAAAGAATTAAAAGAGAATGTCGGAAACTATTTAAAGTTCCGGGATCCTAGTATTTTTAGTTCGGACTTCACCAAAGATGGTGTAGTTTATGGGAGTAACCGACCGCATTTAACTGGCTACAAAAGAGAGTTCTTTGCAAATGTTACTTTGAAAAATGGCATAATAACCAAAGTTAATTAAGGGGAAATCAACATGGCACTAAGTCTGAATATGCATCGAGCAAAAGAAGTTACAATTGATACTAGCGGTTTAGAACAACATGGTTGGATGGATGTTAGAATAACACATGAGCTTTCAGAAGGACATTGGGTTACAGATGAAATCACAATTCACTGTGCATACAAAGTAAATGTTTCTCATCTCCATGATAGAGATGAAGAACCAGAACCTCTTGTTGATTTAAAGCGTTAAAATTTCTTTATAAGAGTGGTTGGCTTGCTAGTCAATCACTCTTATTTATATATTAAATTTAATTTTTTATCGGGGAAAAAATCATGACCAAATTTGAAAACGATTTAACCTGTGCCTTGTTCGATATGTATGACGTCAGAAATGCCCTAAGTAATGTTGATGTACCTATTGAAATTAAAAATTTACCAAAGGATAATGATGGGACTGAAACAACCATTGGCGATTGCATAGATAATGTTATTTATTTTCTTGAAGGATTGGAGAAAAGTATCTGATCAATACTTAATAGGCCTAGACCTTTTATAATGTAGATGGGAGATAACTATGGAAATAGCAGAACAGATAGCTTGGTATGAGGATGGTGGTAAAACCAGAGTAACTAAAACAGTTTATAAAAGTGGAACTGTTAGTATAAATAAACATTTTTATCATGATATTGTTTTTAATCAGAATATAAAACGTGGTTTCATACTTAAAAATAATAGTAAATTAAAGTTGTTTATGCATATGTTTCTAGCATATTCTGCTTTTACCATGATGGTATTAACTTATATTCTGCAAGATGTGATAAGATAATTAATGCAGCCCTTCACCCTCTCTAGCTTAAAAGCCTTGAACGAAGTGAAAGGCTTTAAAGCGTAGAGAGGGGGAAGAAAATGAGGAAAGCCAGACGAAGACGCATCAACGACCCAATAGCTAAGAAGCTATCCCACCCTCTGTTTCGGCAGAGAATTGTTAAATCTAAAAAACTTTATAGAAGGAGAAAGAAACATGGCAACTTGCTTGAATGAAAAACACCCACGATATGTGTTCTCTGATATCCCTAATGATGTAGAGGGCAGAGAGTTTGTAAGATTACTTCGTAAATACACCAACTCAGATCGATATAAGATTAGAGTACGAGGTCAATACCTTAATGATGATTTGAGAGCTAAAGGTTTATGGCGTAAATACGAGAGAGGTCAGCCGTTAGATTGTTCCAAATGCTTGAGGGTCTATGCATACGATAGGAACCGATCTGACAATTGTTATCCACCACGATAAAGGATAAATACTATGTATCAAATCCACGGAGTTGCTTGCCAGCAATATGCATTAAGTTCTTGTGAACAAATGCGTGATACTTTTTTGATGGACTTACTATCCATAAAGCAACCATTTAAGATTGTAGGAAAAGCACTACGCCATGTTAGGAAGCATGGCGTTAGTAGCTACTTTTTATTTGGTTGGAAACGTAAAGGTTTCAAATACTTACAAGCCAATAAAGGTTTAATATATGGGCAGACATTAGCAGTATTAAACTCTAAGAAATCTAATAATGATAAAGCTTATAAATTAATGGAACTTTATTTAACTATTCCCGGTCTAAACATAGCAAAAGCAGGATTTGCTTGTCAGTTAATTGGTGGTTTAGTAGGGTGTATGGACTCACATAATATAAAGTTTTATAATATCAATCCTAATTCTTTAGAGTTTAATAAAGATGTAAAGAGTGATAAAGGAAGAAACAATAATCGTAAAAAGCTAACAGGTTATATAAACCTATGTCATGGTTTAACTACTGAACAGTTATGGGATCAATGGTGTAATAACCTAGCAAAAACAGATAAGCATTGGCGAGATGGTAATCATGTCAGCCAAGCACATATAGATTATTTAATAGGAGAATAGTATGACACCCGATGATGTTAATGAAAACATAGGCGAAAGAATTGCTGATGAAGTTTGGGAAATGACTGCTGAAAAAGTATCAAATGAAATTATGCGACTTAATCCGTTAAGTGAATGGAAACAGTTTGATCAGACATCTTTAGAACAACAAAGAATTTACTTGAGTGTATTACTTGTAAATGAATATAGCAGTAGATACTAGGAGGAACGAATGATGAGTGTATTAATAGGCTGTGAAGAAAGCGGTACTATTAGGAGTAGGATGCGATCAATAGGTATTGATTGTTATAGTAATGATATACTTCCTGCTGATGATGATAGCCCTTATCATATTCAGGGAGATGTTATGGATGCTATTGATTCTAGACATTGGGATCTTATAATTATGCATCCACCTTGTACGGCACTAGCAGTAAGTGGCAATGCTTGGTATGGTAAAGAGATGCCAAAGCATAAAGAAAGATTAAAAGCTATAAGTTGGACAACTCAGCTTTGGACATTAGCTAGAGCTAGAGCTTATTATGTATGTATGGAAAACCCAGTAGGAGTATTGCCGTTTAAGCCTACTCAATACATACAGCCTTGGCAGTTTGGACATCCTGAATCTAAGAAAACTGGTTTATGGTTACATAACTTGCCGCCTTTAAAAGAAACCAATAATGTTAAAGAAGAGCACGATGCCCTACCTAAAAATAAAAGAATGAGATTACATTACTTACCACCTAGTAAAGATAGGGCTAGAATAAGATCTAAAACCTTTGAAGGTATTGCCGATGCTATTGTAGATCAATGGTGCGAGTTACCATTAATAAACTATGGAGCGTAATTATGGATAGTTGTTGTAGTGGAGATAATGGGTTTTATATGGAGGATCACTTTGATCTTGTAGATTATGGGGATCAAAAGATACGGCTAGAATATAAAACATTTCATTGTAATGTTTGTGGTAAAGAATTAGATTTAGAAGATTTAAAAAATAAATAGCTTACGGAGGTAAGTTAAAGTGAAAACTTATATTCATGTTAATCAACATAAGATTAGATCTAACTTAAAAAATAAAGTTAAAGAACCTGTTATAACTGTAAAGCAGGGAAAGAAAAATACATATTGTCACAGTGTTAAGATACTAGGGGAATGTGAAGTAGTTTCTAGCACTACAGATAAACCTATTTTATCTTGTGGAGCTAGAGTCGTAATCGTAACCAATGGAGAAGTAATATGTCAAACGTAACAACAATGTTTAATAATAGTTCACATATCAATGCACTTAGAAATAATGGGTATGGAGATGCAGGTTTTGGTATTCATACAACACCTCTTTATTATAATGCAGAGTCTACTGAGGGTATAACTACTAATGGTTGGAGGTCTAGTAAGTATGCTACCTATCGTACTGATACAGGTGAAGAGTTAGGTATTCATGGTGAAAGTTATAGAGCAGTACGTCCTGCTAGGATGATAGATACTTGTCGTAATATTCTTGAGAGATCAGACTTTAATCTCAAAGGAATCATAGAAGATATACAAACAAGTCATAACGGATCTAGGACTTTTGTGAAATACACTTTACCTGAGATGGCGTATAAAACTGGTGATGGTGATAAGGCATCTCTAAGTTTATTAGCTATTACTAGCTTTGATAGCACTTGGCCTTTCATGATTAGCGCAGCAGCTACTCAATATGCTTGTACAAATCTTCAAGTATTTACTACTGGTGAAGTAGCAGTTTATAAATCTAGACACACTGTAGGCTTAGATCTTAATGTAGGCTCTCGGATAGTTGGGAATGCATTAGATATATTTCAGAATGAAAGAGAACTGTGGGCTAATTGGTATAATAAAAAATGTAGTGACACCGAAGCATTTATACATTTTACAAAAGCGTTAAAGTCTGAGACTGCATATGATATTTTTACAAATACTGACAGTACTGTTTCACAAACATTAGAAGATATGCCTCGCACTAATAACTCTCTTAATTATCTTTGGGATGCTTGGATAAGATATAGTTTTAGGTTAGGTAAAAACTATTGGTCTTTATATAATGCCTTTACTGATTGGTCTAGTCATGCTCCAGTATCTACTAGAAGCGAAATAAACAAAGCAAGTGTTCAGACTCGCAGACAAAAAGTTATACGAGATCATGTAATAAGTGATCCAATGTTTAAGAGAGCAGCGTAATGACAATGTTTTTATTTGGAATGCATTTGAGTATTAGTATTAGGAATGGGGTTGGCTTCGATATTGAAGCCACTTCATCCAGACCTGTTTGGATTACAAGCAATCAATTTGAAGGAACTAAAGCAGCTTGTTTAAATGGTCTTGTTTTATTAGTACCTTTTGTAATTATAACTTATGGTGCTATATATGATTTAGAGGAGGAAGAATGAGCGCATTTGGAGAATGGATGTGTAGCGATACACCATCCCAAGAAGCAAACTTGATAGCTAAAGCTGTCAATCAAGTTACTAAAAATGGAATGGCTTTGAGTCAAGCCTGTTTAATATTTAATGTTGATGAACGTGAAGTAGTAAGTTTTATTATTGAAAAAACTGAATACGAAACTATAAATGATTTACAAGGAAACTAAAAATGGAAGAAGTAATAATTAAAGTTATACAAGAAACACTGTGTGAAGAGGGAGGAACTAAACAGATAGTGCTTTCTAAAATTACATTATTGAATTATAACGGCACTCAACAAGAATTTAATGATAATTGTTGGAGTTTAACTGAGGCTCTCCGCGCAGCTTACGAACAATATCCTGATGGCAGCATCAACATATTGCAAACAAAAAGGATCGAAAATATAAATGTTTAGAACTTTTTGGCGTTTGTGGTGTCTATCATTAGGTGAACGTGCTTCTGATGACAATTGGGAGGCTGATATAGTCGCAATCATCCGAACCATATTCGCTATTATTAATTTAGGAACCTGTATTTTGATAGGGTCAAACATATTATATGGATGGGAGGTTATATAATGGAGGAAATTACTTGGGACGAAATAGAAAATTTTTGTGAGATGTATGATTTTTATTCTCTAGAGATATGGTTAATGACTATTGTACATAAAGATTTTAATATTGAACTTTTAAGGAAATCAATAGTCAAATATAATGAAAAAGCTTTTAAAGAATCCCAAAGATTTCTGGATCAAATGTTTGATGAAGTCGATATAGATCCTGACGGAATTGGAAATAGACTGTAGTAGGTCTTATTCAATGTAGTAAAATTAAACTTAAACTTAAAATGAGGTAAAAAGATATGCCAGTATTAAAAGGTACAGCTTATTGGGCTAGTGTTACCACCCCTAACACCAAGTACGAACCTGTTTATACAGTGAACGTAGTTCCTGAAGATGATGAAGTTATTGCTGACTTTGAGCAGCGTGGTTATGCTCTTAAAGAAATTGAAGGGCGTAAGTCTATTGTCATTAAAAGGAAAGTAAACGGCCCTAACGGTATTGTTAGGGAAGCTCCTCGTCTTGTAGATCGGAACAAGATTCCTATGGATTGTACAGTAGGTAATGGTTCTGAGGTCAAGGTTCAGTACAAGGAGTGGGAGACTACTAATAAGTATGGGACTTTTAAAGGGCTTGACTTTCAAGCACTACAAGTTCTTAGTCTTGTAGAGATGGGCGCACCTGATGGTGCTGAGTTTGTAGCAGAAGATAGCATAGAGGATGAGTTGTAATGTCAAACACTAAAACATATACAAAAGATAACGTGACTTATGAAGTAGATAAATTTTCTACAGAAGGTCAGTCTATCTTTAATGTTTTAGTTGCTGCTAAAAAGAAAGTTGAAGAAGCCTCGCTGGAGTTAGCTCTGGCGAGAGCTTCAGTACTTACTTTAGTTAGTAACTTAGATAAAGAACTAAGCGATGAAAAAATATTTAAAGATGATGTAGGCCACCCATAACATGAGGAATAGAAATGGCTTTTGTAAAATACAACCTGCCTTGTCACAAGTGCGGTGGGAGCGATCCTGTTGGCTTGAATGATAACGGCTCTGCATGGTGTTTTAGTTGTAACACTTATTTTAAAAACTACGATACATCGGAAGTAATTACAGATACAATAACGGACTTAAAAACGTATCAAAGAAATAAAAAATTGGATGGTGTTAAATTGGAATTTGATAACCCCGAAGCTGTAATAATAAAAAAGTTTAATGCTCTTACAGATAGAAAGATTAGTTTAGAAACAGCTAAGAAGTATGGAGTTAAGTCTACCACCACTCCTGAAGGAAACATAGATAAACATTATTATCCCTACTACAACGGACATGAAGCTGTCGGGGTAAAAGTAAGAGGTCAAGATAAAAGATTCTCTTGGAACGGAGAGTCCAGAGAAACTGGTTTATTTGGACAGAACCTTTTTAAAGAGGGTGGTAAGTACGTTACTCTTGTAGAAGGTGAGTGCGATGCTATGGCAGCTTACGAATTACTTGGTAGTAAATGGCCTGTTGTATCAATTAAATCTGGGGCTGCTGCCGCTGAAAGAGATGTTAAAAATAGTTTAGAGTTTTTAGAATCTTTTGATTGTATCGTTATTAATTTTGATAATGATAAGCATGGCAAGGAAGCAGCAGTTAAAGTAGCTAGATTACTTACGCCCGGAAAAGCAAAGATACTTTCTCTTCCTGAAGAATTTAAAGATGCCAATGATGTTCTGCGTCAGGGTAGACACTCTACCTATGTCAGTTACTTTTGGGATGCTAAAGTATATACTCCTTCAGGTATTGTTAATCTATCAGAACAATTCAATGAGTACTGTAAGTACCTCAATAAAAAAGTAGAGTCAGTTCCTTATCCTTGGAAAGGACTTAACTACAAACTTGAGGGACTACGGCTAGGCGAATTGGTTACTCTTACTGGCGGCACTGGATTAGGTAAGTCTTCAGTTACAAGAGAGCTAGAGTACTGGTTGATAAAACAAACTAAAGATAATATCGGTATTGTTGCTTTAGAAGAAAGCAAGTTTAGAACTGCGGAAGGACTTACTTCTATTGAAGCTAACGCTTGCTTACATAAAGATAGTGTCAAGTCTGCGCTTCCCATTGAACAAGTTCAAGAATACTACAAAAGAGTATTTATGAACGAGAACAATGGTAGGATATACATCCATGCTCATCATGGTGTTACAGACCTAGAAGAAATCTTTAGTAAGTTGCGCTATATGATAGTAGGACTAGACTGTAAGTGGGTGGTTGTTGATCATCTACATATGCTTGTACTGTCTCGTTTAGACAGTGACGAAAGAAAATCTATTGATTCTATTATGCATAGACTTCGTACTTTAGTAGAAGAAACAGGATGTGGTATGATTCTTGTTTCGCACCTTCGTAGATTAGAAGGTAATAGAGGACATGAAAATGGAATTGAAACAGGCTTGTCTCATCTTAGAGGTAGTCAATCTATTGCACAGTTGAGCGATTGCGTTATATCTTTAGAGCGTAATCAACAAGCAGATGATCCTATTGAAGCGTCCACTACTAAAGTAAGAGTACTAAAGTCCAGATATACTGGAGATGTGGGGGTGGCTACTCGTTTATTCTATTGTAGCAACTCAGGAAGATTAAACGAAGTAGACCATCACGACTTAGATGAGTTAGAACTATGAATATATTATTTGATATAGAAGCAGACGGCTTAGAGCCAACAAAAATATTTTGTATTGTAGCTATGGATTTAGATACAGAAGAAATTTATTCTTATGATATTGATCAGATTGATGAAGGAATAAACTTTTTAAGCAAAGCAAGTAAACTGGTAGGACATAATATACTTGGATATGATTTACCTGCATTAAATAAAGTTGCAGGAGTGAACCTAAACCACATTAAAATCGTAGATACTCTTGTACTTTCTCGTCTTTTCAAACCAACTAGAGAAGGTGGTCATGGCTTAGAAAGTTGGGGATATAGGCTCGGTTTCTTAAAAGGTAACTATGGTAAATCAGATGGTGCTTGGGAACAGTACACTCCTGAGATGTTACAGTATTGCATTAATGATGTTAAGTTAAATGCTAAAGTATATCATGCATTAAAAACTGAGAGCAGAGGATTCTCTTCAAAGTCTGTTCAGTTAGAACATGAAGTAGCTAAGATTATAAATGAACAACGCGACACTGGTTTTTATTTGAATCAAAGGAAAGCAATGACTCTTGTTGCGGAACTAAATGAAAGGCTAGTGGCTTTAGAAAAAGAAGTCCATAAAGAATTTAAACCTAAAGTTAAACTGGTTACTTTAAAGCCTAAATATACTAAAGCAAATAAAATAGCTAAGACTGCACTTGATCCTGAAGGTAAAGGAGTTAGATTAACAGACTACGAATATTCTTTATTTCTTAAAAATAAAACTGTAGTAAGAGAAATTATTACTCCTTTTAATTTAGGCTCTCGCAAACAAATAGGAGAATACTTAGTTGACTTTGGCTGGAAGCCTCGTAAGCATACTCCTAATGGACAAGCCGTAGTAGATGAAGGAACTTTAAGTAGAGTAAAAAACATACCTCAAGCGGCAATGATCGCAGAATATTTAATGCTTCAAAAAAGAATAGCTCAAGTTAATAGCTGGCTTAAAGAAGTAAATGAAGAAACAGGTAGAGTCCACGGTTATGTAAATAGTAATGGAGCCGTGACATCTAGGATGACACATAGCCATCCCAATATGGCTCAAGTTCCTAGTAGTTCTTCGCCTTATGGTGAGGAATGTAGGTCTTGTTGGACTGTACCTAAAGGATATAAACTTGTAGGCATAGACGCATCAGGTTTAGAATTAAGAATGTTAGCACATGAAATGAATGACGAGGAGTATACAAATGAAATTCTTAGAGGAGACATTCACACCGCCAATCAAAACCTTATTGGACTTAAATCTAGAGATCAAGCAAAAACATTTATATATGCACTCTGCTACGGAGCAGGATCGGCAAAGCTTGGAGCGGTGGTTGGGAGAGGTAGAGAAGCAGGTGAAAGACTTAGAGAACGCTTTTTTGCTGGTCTCCCATCATTTAAATCTCTTAAAGATAGAGTATCAAGAGAAGCGTCAACTGGATTTATTAAAGGTTTAGATGGACGTAAACTTACTGTTAGAAGCGAACACGCTGCTTTAAATACTAAACTTCAAGGTGGCGGTTCTATAGTTATGAAAGAAGCTTTAGTTATCTTTTATAATAAGCTAAAAGAAAAACAATTAAATGCAAAGTTTGTTGCAAATGTTCATGACGAATGGCAGTTAGAAGTTATTGAAAGCCAAGCCCAAGAAGTAGGGAAGCTTGGTGTTCAATCAATTAAAGAAGCCACTTGTTCCTTTAAACTTAACTGTCCTTTGGACGGTGAATATAAAATAGGAGACAACTGGTATGAAACGCATTGAAGATACAAATAGAAAAGGAGACATGGCAGAATACTATGCTGTTACTTGGCTTTGGGATAACGGATATGAAGTCTTTAAAAACTGTGGCTGTACCGGGATAGTAGATTTAATAGCTATGAAAGATGGAGAAATAACTTTAATAGATGTTAAGACTCTTAAACCTAAAAGTAATCAAGGAGGAGTAGGCCCACGAAGCAAAGAACAAAAAGAACAAAATGTTAGGTTTCTAGGTTTCAATGCCGATACTAGAAAGCTTAGATTTGTGGAGCATAGAGCATGAAAAAATTAAATAATTTAATACCAGATATCTATAAAGAGTTAGAAGATTTATCGAAAGGACAACCTCTTCCTTTATCTAAAGATAACATAGATAAAACTATGGAAGGTATAAAGAATGCTATTCTTTCTTGGTCTGATCCTTCAGAAAGAAATAAAGATTTTACATTACGAATGTCCAATGTAGGTAAACCTACCCGACAGTTATGGTTTGAAAAAAGAGACTCCGAACAAAATACTGCCTCTGCCCCTCTTCAAATTAAATTTTTATACGGACACTTACTAGAAGAAATTTTATTAATGTTAGCTAGGATGTCTGGACATACAGTTACTGATGAACAAAAAGAAGTAAAGGTTGAGGGTATTACTGGACACATGGATTGTAAAATAGATGGCGAAGTTGTAGATATAAAGACAGCTTCTAAGTTTGCCTTTAATAAATTTAAAGAAGGCACATTGGCAGATAACGATCCATTTGGTTATCTAAGTCAGTTAGCTGCTTATGAAAGCGCAGAAGGAACTGAAGGCGGTGGGTTCTTTGTTATTAATAAAGAGTCAGGAGAACTTTGTTTATATAGACCTGATGATTTAGAAAAGCCTAATATTAAACAAAAAATAAATAAAACTATTACACAATTAGACTCTAATACTAAACCTGATTTTTGTTATCCTCCTGTTCCAGAAGGAAAGAAAGGAAACATGAAACTAGATAAAAACTGTACTTGGTGTAAATATAAATTTGAATGTCATGCAGAGTCTAATGACGGTGCTGGTCTTAGAACTTTTAAATATTCTAGCGGCCCTGCATATTTTACTAAGGTAAAAGTTGAACCTAGAGTACAGGAGATTCTATGAACAGAAAAAAATATAAAAAAATTAAACGTCAAGCGGAACTAATTGCTATTGAATGGCTCTATACATTAGTAAGCGATGAAGAAGCGAAGAAGATAACTTTAAAAAATCATCATCGTTTTATGCCAGTTAAGAGTTATTTTAATCAAGATAAAACTACACACTTAACTACTTACCATCCTAGATGGATTCAAAAACAAGTAAAATATTTGCTTAGAAATAACCCTAAGTTAAGAGTAGAAGATATAACTTTGGAGGCAATAGAATGGAAAATAAATCGCTTGAGGATTTAGAAGAAATGATTATATTTGCAGGTAGTTACTTGTTTAATAGTGGTGATATTGAAAATGTAGATACTACTTTTCTTATAGATTTAAATAAACTCTTAGTTGCAGAAATCGAAAGAAGAGGAGCAACAATACATTGAGTGATATAAAAATAAAACCGCCACGAAAAAAAAGAGTTAAAAGACCAAGAGATAAAAATCTTGTTAATGGCTATGACTCTACCTTTGAATATGAACTACATACAGGTATTTTAGATGGGTGGAGTCATCATCCAGATACAGTTCCTTATATAGTTGAACATAAATATCATCCAGATTTTATTAAGGAGATAGACGGCAAGATAATTTTATTAGAAGCAAAAGGAAGGTTTTGGGACTATGCAGAATTTAATAAGTATGTTTGGATTAAACAAGCTTTACCTGAGAATACAGAGCTTGTGTTTTTATTTGCTAATCCTTCTGCGCCAATGCCTCAAGCAAAAAGACGTAAAGATGGAACTAAAAGGAGTCATGGTGAGTGGGCTACAGCAAATGGTTTTGTTTGGTATAGCCGACAAAGTATACCTGACGATTGGATTAACCCACAAAAAAGAGAGAACTTAGATGGAAAATAAAATGTCTTTTACAATTACTGATCCTGATGACGAGTATGTTTTAACATCAGGAAACAGTTCTAGTAAAAATGATAAAATAATTTATGCACATACTGGTGGTTGGGATAAAGCCTCCGATGCTATTACTGAAGCTGTAAATCATCCTCCACACTATAATAAAGGTAATATAGAAACTATAGATTATATAGTAGATGTGTTGGACACTCACGGAGCTTTAATGTATTGTCACGGTAATGTATTAAAATATACTGGATCTAGATTATTTAGTAAAGGTAAAACTGTGGAAGATGCTAGGAAAGCTATATGGTATCTAAATAAAATTGTAGAAATAGTAGAATCAAATGACTAACGAAAGAAAAGATGCAAGGCGTGACAGGTTTGAACGTAAGAAAAAGTTTAAAAAGTCACGCTCTGCATCAGAACATAAACAAGTTAAAAGGAAAAATAATGGACAAGTACCAACAATTCATACATAAGAGCCGATATGCTCGTTGGATTCCTGAAGAAAATCGTAGAGAGACTTGGAGTGAAACAGTCAGTCGCTATGTAACTTTCTTTGAAAATAGAGAACAGTTATCCAAAGAAGATGCAGCCCAATTATATAACGCTATATATAATCTAGATGTTATGCCTTCTATGCGTTGTATGATGACTGCTGGTGAAGCTCTTAAACGAGATAACGTAGCAGGATTTAACTGTAGCTATCTTCATATAGATAGTCCTAGAGCTTTTGATGAGCTTATGTATGTTCTTATGTGTGGCACTGGAGTAGGCTTTAGCGTAGAAAGAAAGTTTGTAAATAAACTTCCTGTAATAGCTGAAACATTTCATAAGACAGAAACCACTATTGTTGTAGCAGATAGTAAAATAGGGTGGGCATCTGCATATAGGGAACTAATAAGTTTGTTATATGCAGGTAAGATACCTAAGTGGGATATGTCAAAGATTAGACTTGCTGGTGCTAGACTTAAAGTCTTTGGAGGTAGAGCTAGTGGCCCAGAACCTTTAGATGATCTCTTTCAATTTACTGTAGGGATATTTCAAAAGTCAGCAGGAAGACAACTTAATTCTATAGAGTGTCACGATCTTTGTTGTAAGATAGCAGATATAGTTGTAGTAGGAGGAGTAAGACGTTCAGCCCTTATAAGCTTATCAAACTTATCTGATCCTCGTATGGCTAAAGCTAAATCAGGACAGTGGTGGGAGACAGAAGGACAGCGTAGGCTTGCTAATAACTCTGTAGCTTATACAGAGAAACCAGACTTTGAAGCCTTTCTTAGTGAGATGCAGACCATCTACGAAAGTAAAGCAGGTGAGCGAGGTATCTTTAGCAGAATAGCTGCACAGAAAATAGCAGGAAGAAATGGACGTAGAGATCCTGATAAAGACTTTGGTACTAATCCTTGTAGTGAGATTATACTTAGGTCTAATCAGTTCTGTAATCTATCAGAGGTGGTTGTAAGATCTAAAGATACTACAGCAGATCTAAAAGAAAAAGTTCGTATAGCTTCTATTATAGGTACACTACAGGCTACACTTACTGACTTTAGATATCTTCGTAATATGTGGAAACGTAATACAGAAGAAGAGGCATTACTTGGTGTAAGCTTAACCGGGATAATGGATCACCCGGTATTAGGAGGCAAGAACCCTCAAGCATTAGAAAGAGTACTAAAGGAACTTAAAGATGTTGCAATTGCTACTAACAAAGTCTGGGCAAATAAACTTGGAATTAATCAATCAGCCGCTATTACTTGCGTTAAACCAAGCGGCACTGTTAGTCAGCTTGTTAATTCTGCTTCTGGCATTCATCCTCGTTTTTCAGAACATTATATTAGAAGAGTTCGGAGTGACAGAAAAGATCCTCTTGCTATGTTTATGGCTAATAGTGGCTTTCCCTTTGAGCAGGATGTTCACTCACCAGAATCTCTGGTATTTTCTTTTCCTGTAAAGTCTCCTAAGAAAAGCGTTACTGTTAGACAAGTAGGAGCTATGGAACAATTAGAACTATGGAAAGCATATCAAAATACTTGGTGCGAACATAAACCAAGTATAACTATATACTATACAGATGATGAGTTTCTTCAAGTAGCTCAGTGGATCTGGGAAAACTTTGATCTATGTAGTGGAATATCTTTGCTTCCTTATAGTGATCATGTATATCAACAAGCTCCCTATGAAGAGATTGATAAAGATAAATATACAGAGTTGCTTAAAGGTATGCCTAAAGATATTAATTGGGAAGATTTAAAAGACTTTGAAACTGAAGATAACACTACAGGCTCTCAGGAGCTTGCTTGTATAGGAGGTGCGTGTGAACTTTGATACTATTAGATATCACTTAACAGGGCCGTGGGCTATTGTATGTTATGTTTTAATTTTAATTCTGTGGCTTACTGATACTAATGCAGATCCTTATATTGAATTAAAAAATAAAATTAAACAACATAAAGAACCTATACATCAGTTAGGATTAGGTTATGAATATAAATGGTATTCTAATGGAAAGTTATATATAGAAGGGGGAGTAAGGACAGAAGGATACTCTACTGAGTTTGGATATAAATATAAATGGGATAGATTTACTTTAAAAGGAAAAGTAGAAAGTAGTAAAGTAAATAATTGGAATCATGTAATAGAAACTAAATTAAGATATAGTTTTTAAAATTACCATTTAACTTTGTGCGACCAATATCTCGCACTTAATTTTGATGGACTAGCATCTTGGGCGTTGTGTCTGGCATAATAACTTTTCTTTCTTGCTTTATCTTTGGCTGTTTTAGGACTCTTTCCTGCTCCTCTAACTCCTTGTTGTCCAAAGCGGATTGTTTTAATTTTGTCTCCCTGTTTTGCCACAACCACATGACTCTTCGTTTTGTGTTTCGGTGTACGCTTCGGTTTGTTATAGCCACTAACTCCTGCCCTCGCTAGTCTAGGATCACGTTTCTTTTTAGCCTTGCCGCCCTTTTTATATTCTTCTTTCATGATTTTTTCCTATAAGATCTGGTTTTCTTTGAAATCTTTTTAGGCTGCTTACTGTGCTGCTTACCTTTCTTTGTATCTTCTCTTTTCTTTTTAGTAGTAGCAGCATACTCTTTAGCAGATAAAGCTTTTATAGCCTTTTCAGGTAAATATCTTTCACCTGTTTTAGCACTAGGTTTGCCAGACTTAGTACGCCATTTTTGTTTAGACCAAGCTTTAAGACTTCTTTGACTTTTTTTAAGTGCCATTATTGATTATGCCTTCTGTCTTTTTGTTGTTTAATATAAAGAGCTTCTTTCTTTTTAGGCTTTCTTTTTTGTTGTTGTAGTTTTCTTGCCATGTTTTTTTCTTATAGCCTCTTTACCACGTTTAGCTATAGCAGCTTGTTCAGTTTTACCTGCTACTTTGGCTCTTTGTTCCATAACGGTAAGGATTTGAATTTTTCTAGCAAAAGGTTTGTTAACTCTTTTAACTTTAGCCACAGTTGCTCTAGCATCTGTCGGAGTTTTATAAGATATTCGGACAGTATCTTTTGGATTTTCATCAGTATATAGCCTCCTTCCACTACCTTTAGGTTTTTTACCTGTACCTACTTTAGGATCTTTTTTTCTTGCCATTGCTATGTATCTTCTGTACAGCAAAATTAGCAGTAAGACTTGCACCTTTATGAGGTACAAACTTACCTGTATGCTTCATAACTTTAAAAGATCCATCACTTTGTTTCATCCAGTGATAACCTTTAGGAGCTTTAACTTTCATGTGTATCCTCCTCCTGCATCTTTATAAGCTTTAGCTAACATTTGAGCTTTACGTGCTGACCACTGACCAGCTTTACCGCCCTTAGAACCTGCTTTAATCCGATTAAACTGACGCTTACGCATTGTAGGCTTAGTATAGTTATTTGCTTCATTAACTTTAGATTTAGTTTTTTTCTTTTTAGCTGGCATTGATTACCTCCATTACAGCTACTAACATTGATGATAAAGTAGCAGCAGCACCACCCATATATTGAAACCATCTTTGTACTTGTTTAATAGTGCTTGCATCATCTAGTTTCTTTTTACGAGCTTCTGCTGCTCTTACTTTCTTACACTGTGCTTGAAACCGTAACCAATCATCATATAATCCCGGTCTTCCTGCATATATCATCCACTCTCTTATCCACTCTTCTTGTTTGCGGAGCTTTTCAAGATGCATAAAGTTTTCTAGTTCTGATTTTCTTTTGCTTCTTTTGTTTGATCTTCTAGCAATAATAGACTTGCAATTAAAGTAGGTAGCACAACTGCCAGATACATCATAAAGTTCTCTGCCATTCTGTAAAGCATTTTTGATAACTCCAAAAGCTTTGTTGGCTTCTTGGATTTCTGCAAGCATATTTACCTATAACCATAAATACTATTAATCGCTTTTTCAATTGAACGCCTATCAGCCCAACCACAAGTTTTTATTGCTCTGCCGCCTCTAGATTCACAATACCAAACTTTATCTCCTAAAGGTCTTGTATACTTATCTAGTTCTGCTTTTTCTTCTGTTGGTACAGAACTACAACCAGATATTAATAATAAACAAAATAATATTTTTTTCACCGTTTTCTCCTTTCCTGTTAAATAAATGGGGGGTCAGGTTATTTACGGCTTAATGCGTTATTTAGATTTACTTGATAAATAGTATGCAAAAAAATCATATTACTTTTTTAAATTCATTATTTTACTAACGCCTCGTATTCCAAATGAGCTACTAATACAAATAAATAATAAGTATTGATACCACTCAGGAAGATTTTCTAAAGCTAAAAAAGCTTTTTCCACTCTATCAATAACAGTAACATCGTTTACTGCTATAGCATATCCAACCATAAAAATAGGAACGGCTAAAACCAAAGTCCAAAATTCATCTTTCCACGATTCTTTAGTAGACTCAGCCATCGTAGCTTCCCAGTTAGCATCATTCTGAATGACAGACATTTTAGCTTCGTGTTTAGCTTGTTTCTCTTCAGCTTTATTTTTTAAATACGTTGTAGCTACATTACCTACTGGCCCTAATATAGCTGATAAAATATTCATTCTTCTTCAGTCTCTTCTGGTTTCTCTACTGGTTCGTTGATTATATGTCCTATAACTGTTTTTTCTTTTGGATCTACCATAACTGGTTTGCAGTAAGCCTTTATAGGTTTATAAAACTTTTGATCTCTACTAAGTTCTTGTGCATTATATCTACACTCCTGTAACTGAAGATAGTAGTTAGATGGTTTCTCGTATATATCTCCATCCAATAAAACGATTAAGGCAAAAGCCAGTATCTTTGTGGACATTCATTTATTTTCTCTGCTCTAACATTATATTAATTAGTTGAGCTAGTTTCTCATCAGAAGCTTTAGCAGTCTCTTGTTGATTAGCAAGGCTTTGAGAGATATTTCTTATAGCCTGTGCATTGAGTTGAGTGCTAGTTCCGTTGTGCATAGATCGTTCTGCTGTTTCTTCTACAATCTTTTCTATACGCTCTACTTCTTCTGAAGTTGCTTGTGCTGAAGCTTGAGCAGCACCATAGCTAATAGCTCCTACAAAAGCACTAACAACAAAAGGCAACGCCCACGTTGGTACTTTAATTGATTCTGACATTATAATCTCCTTGTTTATTTTTTACATCTTTAATAGCTGCTTTAATAGCGTCTTCAGCTAAAACAGAACAGTGTATTTTAACTGGGGGTAATTCAAGTTCTTCGGCAAGGTCTGTATTTCTAATCTTATTTGCTTCATCAAGACTCTTTCCATGTACCCATTCAGTAAGAAGACTAGAACTAGCAATAGCAGAACCACAACCATAAGTTTTAAATTTAACATCTTCAATTATTTGTTTATCATTTACTTTTATTTGAAGCCTCATAACATCACCACAAGCAGGTGCGCCTACCATACCAGTTCCTACATATTTAGATTCAGCATCAAGTGTACCTACATTTCTAGGATTTTCATAGTGGTCAATAACTTTATAACTATACGACATAAAAACTTTCTCCGCACCCACACTCGTTTGTTACATTAGGATTTATAAATTCAAAACCTTCATTAAATTTTTCATGAGTATATTGAAGTTGTGAGCCTTTTAAATAAATTAAACTTTTAGGATCTATAAATAAATTATCTAAAATTAAATCATCTGGCTGTTGTTTATAACAATATTCCATTACATAAGCTAATCCGCTACAGCCACTACTACGAACTAAAATTCTAATACCTAAAGCTTTTTCTGGAAACTCTATGGATTTTATTTTTTCTTTTGCTGATTGATTTACTTTAATCAAAGTTTAATAAGTCCAAAGTACAGGTACTGTTGTTCTAGTATCCACATGAATAAAAGTTTTAGCAACTCCTATACCTGTAAAACCTAATTTTAAAGCCTCTTTAACTATTTGTATTCGCTGCGCCCCACCCACCGCTTTAATGTCTGCTGCGTTGCCTTTAGTATGTTGACCGGGCGTAGCTTTTTTAGCTTCAATACTATGAGTGCTACTTCTATATCCAGAAGTAATAATAAAAGGAAAGCCACACTCTTCTCTGAGTCTGTCAAGTTTTTCAATAAAGGCTACCTCCATTTTATTTTCACCAGTTTCCTGACAATTAAAATCAGAAAGTTTAAAGTATTTAAATGTCATCGTTAATTACTAAGCCTCCTTCTGAAAACATTGGTAAGCCTTTCTTTATATCTTCTTTCATTTCTCTAGTAAGTGTCATTGCATAAATTTCTCGTCCATCCATATAAATAATATCATCATAATCATCATCAGGTATTAGATCAAAAGTTTCTGTTTCTATATCTCTAGGAATTCCTCTCTCCTCACGAAACATTTCTCTTTCATATTGATCCATCCAGTTCTCTAGAGACTCCTCCTCAAATTCCTCTATACTCTGTTGCATTCGATCCTCATACATTTTATCAAGTTCCTCCTCAGACTTAGGAGACTTTTTATCTTCTAGATTTAAATTTACTTTTTCTACTTGAATAAGTTCGCCATTAACATCTCTGTAATCGTTTTGTCTTGCCCAATTATTTAACCACTGAATATTTTTTTCATCATATATTCTACTTATTGCTTCTATAGGCGCATTTTCTTGGTCATATCTTTGTGCAATTATTTTATAAGGAGGTAAACCTAATGTATCTGCATCATCATTAGCAGCATCCATTAAAAAACCTTTTAAGTTTAATTCAGGCCAACTCTTTTTAAAAGGCAAATCAATAGGAACTGCAAGAGAAGTTAAATTTCCACGAGCAGCTTCTACTTCATCTATTAATTCTTCATTTAGTTCTATTCTTCTTTTATCTGTTTTAGCTTCAGTTAAGTCCTTAGTTATTTGTTGATATTCAATAAGCACATTTTCAGGTAGTTTATTTAAGTTAACATCACGACCATATTTACTATAAAAAATTGCTAAATCACGCTCTAATATTTCTATATCTACTTCAAGTTTATCTAAATATTTTCCAGTTGGAAAACTTTTGTCTAATATTTTTTTCCAAACTTTTTTATCTTTTTTTGATGCTGACTCATCTAATAAATGGTTTTTTAAAGTAGCGTGTTTAGTATAGCCATATTTACTTCCATTTACATGAGCATCTGTTTGACTTTCTTCTAACATTTTTATTTTACCTAGCTCTTTATCCTGTATATCTGAAGTTCTAATAAAAGAAATTACATTTTTTCTGTCTGGATAATGTTTTTTATTAATATATGGAAAAGCTATTTGATTAGTGTCGGCTTCAAAAAGAATTTCTTTATAATTTACAGGTTCCTCTCCTTGCTCTCCAGCTAATGTAAAACGTGTAAACTCACCATTTCTTCCTAAAGCTTTTTCTACTAATGTTTTTTGTTCTTCAATAAATTTTCTATGTAAACTATCTAATTTTTCTGGCCCTAAAGCTAAAAATTCTTCGTTAGTTATTCTTCCAGTTTGTATTTCTGCATATAATTCAGGATCATTTTTGAGTAAAAATTCTAAAACATATTCATCTGCTTGTATATCATATATATCTTCAAAAACTCTTAAATTATCTTTTTCTCTTGCTTCTGCTATTTTTAATTGTTCTTCAGCAATATTAGCATGATCATAATCAACCTCATCAGTTTTAAGTTGACTCCTTACAAGAGGTGTATTAAGACGTTGTTGAGCTAATACTTCTTGTATTTCTTCAATAGTTATAGATTTTTCATTACCTTTTAAATCTTTTAATCCTGCTTGAGCCATTATATCATCAGAAACAGGTTGACCAGCAGGACTATCAGCTAATATAGTTTGTCTTTGAATTTCTTTATAAAAGGCATTACCCTGTAGTTTTTTTCCTGCCTCAATATTTAATACAGCTTTTTCAACAGGATTATAAAAACCAAAGAAATCTTTCCCTGCTTTAATAATTTCTTTAGCTGCCCCACCTTTACTAAACATCTGCCTTAAAGGATCTTCTGCAATTTCTTCAAAAGTTCTATCAGTGTTTTCTACTAATCGTTCTTCTGGATTTGCAATTACATTAGATACATTAGTTACTTTTTCATCTGTGTCTCGTAGTATAGCTAGACCACCTTCAAATAAACCTGATCTAGGTTCTGATGGTCTTTCAGGAACAAAAGTTTCTTCAAAAAGTTTATCTCCTTCTTTAAGAGCGTTATTATATTTATCAACAAACTCTACATCAAAAGCATCTTCAACAGTTTTAAACGCACCATAAAAAGGAACTTTCTTTCCAAAAAAACTTACTGCATCTCCTCTTCTTATAAGAGTATAAGCATCCTGTCCTACTGGCCCCATAAAACCTGTAACACTAGCTAAAGGATCTTGATATATTTCAGCAGCTTTATTAGCTCTCATCATCATATCAGCTACAATACCATTACCACCCCATCGAACTATAGCACGACTATATATTTCTAATGGATCTTTATACTTTTCAGATTCTCCTCCACTTCTAGCATAGTTAGACCATCTAGCCATTTCAGTCATAATAGCTCCAGCAGCAACAGTTCTTGCTGTATTTTCAAAATCTAACCTAACTATTCCTTTTAAAAGATTTTTACCTGCATTTTTTAATATAGTATTTGTAAAAGCAGTAGGATAACCCATAAACTGAAACAATATAGAAGTTTGAGGATTCGACATTAATGTAGGTTTTAATCCTGATTCAGGAGAAGGATTAAGAATTACCTCGTTAGTATATCTAGCTGCTCCTCTTTGAATATCAGTATAAAAAGAATCTTTAGTGTTTAATCCACCTTCAAGCCATTTAATTCCTTGATCAATATTTACATTAAGTTCTTTTAGTTCTGTTTCTAATCTTTTAATCCTAGATGAAGGAGCTAAATCTTTTTTTCTATGTAAAGCAATAGCTTCTAAATTTTCTGTAATAAGATTTTTACCAGTTAAGTAAGAAGACATTTGAACAAATTTTGTCCACTGATCTAAGAACGTAACTCTAAAAAATTTATTAGTTATTTTTTGCCCTAATTTACTTTGTATCTGATCACCAGATAATCTTTCTGCTACATCAACTAAAGACATATCAAGAGCAAGACCAAACTTATTCATTTCTTTCCAAATTTCTTGTTCAGTAAGTCCCTGCTTTCCTAGTTTTTCTGAAAGATCATCAGTAATTGTTTTACGAGCAGCATCACTAGCTCCTACAAAACCCCTTAATGATTTAACTGGCCCTGCTTTTGCTATATTAATAAATATTTCTGTAAGGCTAGAAAGAGTAGCAAGAGGTAGATAAGCCATTCTATTTGCAATACCATATCCATCTACAATACCTTGAAATGTAGAACTAGAATACCTATCTACTCCTTCACCTGTAGTAGATTGATATACTCTAATAAGATCTGCTTCATCTCTTTTAGTTAAAGTTTTACCTTTAGCTCTTAACTCTCTTCGTATTGGATCAATCCAACGAGATTGAAACTCTGATTGTTTTCTTACATTAAAAGCTTTCTTTTTAGCTAATTGTTTTGAAGTTGTAAATATATAATTATTCATTACACTTACAACATCGTTATCTAAAAACTCTTCAAAGTCATTATCTTTTAATTTATCAAATTTTCGTGTATAAAAGAAAGTAGAACCAGCACCACTACCTTGACCAAGATGATTTTTTTTATCTAACATATCTGCAACAATACGATTAGCTTCTTCAATATTAGTAGCTTCTCCAGATGACAAAAGTTTTTCTGCAAAAGTATCTTTATTTCTTTCTATAGCTTTTCTGTTCCAAGCTCTAGGAAAATAATTTTCTATTTCTCCAGTAATAAAACCTGCTTTTTTAAGATTAGTTCCTATTTCAGTTAAAACATCTCTTAACTCAAATGCAATTTTATTGATATTTTCGTTATCTACTTCTCCTCCACGAAGAACTTTAAGAACTTGATTATTAGCTAAATCATTTAGTTCGCCTCTCATGTTTATTGCTATAGGCTCCATAGCTACTTTAGCTCTTACATAATGAGTTCCTGCTGTTTCTTTATATATTTCAAAAAAATCTTGTTTATCGTAGTCACGTTGTTCCCATATATTACGATTAGCATCATACCTAAATCTTGTTAATAAAGTAGCAGCAGTTTTAGAATCGTTAGCGAATGATTGTATAACACTAACAGGTTTAAAAATTATTCTAGATCCATATCTATTTAATATTCTATTAATATTATATTTTAATTTTCCAGATGCTGTACTAGGAGGAGTATTAGGTGGAAGATCTGCTATGGTTTCTTCAATAGTATCCTGTACTTCTTCAATAGTTTGCGTACCTCCTCCTGCTTCTTTACTTATTTTTTCTGCTGTTTCTTCTGCATTAACATTAATTTTTGAAGGAACATAAGTTTTCTTTTTAGGAAATTGTTTTTCAAAAGCTTCTAAATACTCATCTTTAAATTGATCAGGCACTATAAGTTGTTCAAGCCTACTAAGATCAGATTCAGCTAGTGTTCCTATAGCATCTCGTTCTAGTTTATTTTCTAAGTTTTGAATTTTTAAATCTAAATCAGCTTTTCTTTCTGCGGCTTGTTCTTCGCCTAAACGCTTTGCTCTTACTTTTTGTCTTCTTTTAGATTCACCTTTTATAGGCTCAACATCAGCAGGTTCAACAACAATATTTTTTCTTTCAAGTTTTAAACTTTCTAGTTCTTTATTTAAAGCTATACGTTCTCTTCTAGTTATTTTTTCTCCTGCATCTCCTAAAAGACGAGCTTCTAAACCACGAAGAAATCTCATTTTAAATTGAAGAACATCTGTTTGATTAGGTTGATTTCTACTTGGCCTACTATTATACATCTCTATATCTTCTTCAGTTAATAGAGGAAGATCTAATTGTTTTCCTTCGCCAGTTGAAATAACTTTATTTACTTCTTCATCAATAACAGCATTAACTTCAGAATTTTCTCCAGCAGTATCGTCCTCTGATCTGTCCCTCATAGTTTTAGGATCTTGATCGTTATCAAATCTATTTTTTGAAAGTTTAGAAACGTTACTAGCTAAAGTTGAAATACCACCATCTATAATTCCACCAAGAGTAGTAGCTCCAAAAAGTCTTCCGTAATCAATATTTTCTCTTACACCTGTACTTTTCTGATATCCTTGTTGAGCAAGATCTTCTGAAAAACCAGTAGCTGCTCCAAATATTGTAGCTTTTGTAGCTGCTTCTTTAGCTGTATCTGATAATGCAAACCTAGCTAAAGCATTCATACCTGCTCGACTTGCTTGAGTTGTTCCGGGGCCACCAAGTAAAAGACTTACTAATGTAGTAGGACTAAAGATAATATCAGTACCTATATCTTTTATTTGTTGCGCTCGTTCTTTACCCCCTTTAATTTGTAACTCATCAAACACAGTTCTTATATATTGATAGGCTTGTTTTTCGTAATCAGTAAGATTACTAGAATTTAAATTTCTATCAAGAATAGTTTCTAAACGCCAATCTTCATCTCGTAATATTTCTGTAATATCATAACGACCAGTTTTTGCATCTCTTTCAAAACGCTCTGATAAAGAAAAAGCATCTAAAAATCCTGAACTTCTTTTTATACCGTTTACATATATTTCCGCAGCAGCTTGAAAAGTAGGATCAAGTTCAGCTTCTTCAATACTTTGAGGTATATTTTGATCTATTTGAGCAGGTTCATAACCTATAGCATCATAAGTTTTCATACACGAGTTATTCCTGTTTCTTGATTATATGATCTAAGAACTCTAAGTTGTTCTATTGCTTCATTGTATTTTTCTGGATCAGCTCTTTGATTTACTGGATCACTTAAAAATTCTATTAATTTATTTTCTTCTTCTATAAGATTTCTTATTGAATTTTGTATACGTCTTTCTTTTCTTCCTCTTTTTGTAATTTTAGAATCTTTAGCTTCTATATCACTTTGAATTAAATTATAAACTTTAGTTCCTTCAATAGTTTCAAAATTAATTTCTGGAACAACAGTTGTTGTACCTGTTTCAGTATCTTGAGTTATTTCTCCTGTTGAAAATTTACCTTTAACTTCTTTAGATGTTCTTTCAAATAAATAAGGCTCTATAGGTACATTTTTAATTTTATACATTAAATAATCGTATAGTTTTGCATATTTTCCATTACTTACTTGTACATCTATATTCATAAAAAAATTATTAAAAGTTTCTTCTTTAATATTTTTTCTAGCTTCCATATTAATGTTCCAACTTTTAGGTAAATTTTCATCAAAAAAATACGCTATTTTATCTTCATTTACTATAGGAGCTTTTCTACCTTCTCCTTCTGGGAATGTTAAATATCTTTTAAATTCTTCTATACCTTCCTCATATGTACCTAGTTCATATGCAAATTTTTTAATTTCTTTAACATTTTTATCTGAAAAACCAAATTTATTTTTAAAATCTCCAAGTTGCATTAGTTTATTTAATGCGCCTAAAACTCTTATATTATTAGCAAGCGGATCTGTAACTAAATCAGCACCTCCATAATTACCTGTTTTATCTAAATTATTAGCTATATAAGTATTATTTTCTATTTCAAGCATTGCAGCAATTTCTCTACCTAAAGTTACAGCTTGCGCTTCATTTAAATTAAATCTATCTTGAAAATTATATCTAAGAGCTAAATTACTTCCTAACTTTGCACTACTAGCCATTGATAATTTTACAGCCTTTTTCCAAGCCGCATCGTCCATATTTTCTCCAAATCTAGATTTTAAACCATCTTGAAGTGTGTCATCAGTGTAATTAAATTGATCGTGATTTTTAAATTCTTGAGCAAGTGCATAAACTCTATTTGTATGTGCATCAACTATTTCATCTGTTAATTTTGTTTCTGAGCTTAATAAATTAGCATATATTTTTTCTATATTATCTGAATCTAGTTTTACGTCTAGTCTTTCTCTAGCTACTTCTCTATTAACGTCTCCTGCGTTTGGGCCAGTAATTTGTCGTACAAAAACATCTGTGTTTTCTACTTCTGCACCTGTATGAGGATCTACCGACTTTCTTTTTTCTCTATAAGCTACAATAGATAGATCTTTAAAGTTTTCGCCTTGAATGCGTTTTAAATTTTCTCTAGCTTCTTTATTACCCACGTATAATATAGAATTAGTATGACCGGGAAGATGTGTTCGTCTTATAAAAGGAGTTAGACCTCCTTTTTCTATACCTTGTTCTTCTATTACAGGTATTTTTAATTGTATATTACCATTATCATCTCTTATTTCTATATCTTTAATTTGTCTTGAAGTTATTGTTTCAGGTTTTAAAACTCCCATGCTGCTTATTTTTGATCCTATTTTTTCAATCAAAGAGTTAGTTTTTTTAGGGTTTAATCCTAAATTCCATGCATCATAAGCTACATTAAATGCAGCAGTTCCTTGATCTAAACCGTTTGTTTTAATAATTCTATCTAAAGCTTCTTGTTCTATCATCTTAGGAGTTTTATTATTCCAAAGACGTTGTAAATAATAACCACCTGTATTTTCAGGAAAAGCTAACTTATCGTTTACAAAGTCTTGATACTCTTCTAAAGTTTTAGGAACTTTACGAGTTGCTATTTCAAGACGATTAAAATCAGCTAACATCCCTTTACCATCTCTTGTACCATCTTCTTGTTCTTTACCATAAACTAAATCTTTTGTTAAACTGCTTAATACTTTACCGTAACTATCAGCAGTATAAGTTCCTTCCATTATTTCACTATTTAGCATATTAGTTGCAATATCTTTTGCATGATTATCTTCTAAATATTTTCCTTTTCCTCCTGCATAAGTAGTAGCTAAACGAACTTCTTCTTGTGCTTGTTTTAATTTATCTTGCGAAGCTTCATACAAAGCTTCAGCTTCTACAAGTTGAGAATTATTTTGAAAATCTTCTAAAGAACTTTGATAGCTACTTTTAAGTGCACCCGAAAGAGCATCTAAACCAGCATCAAAAGTTTCTTGTCTTGATGCTCTTTTTCGATTATCTCTAATTCTATTAAAGCTTTGTTGGGCTATTTTATCTACTGCTGTATATGCCATACTATTCTACCTTTTCTAAAAGACTTGGAGTCTCAACAGTTTTAATGTCTTCAAGTATTTCTTCTACCTCTGATGGAGGTTCTTCTAAATTTACATCGGGTGTAGGTATGTAGCCTACTCTATTTTTATCTGCTGGATCATCTTCCTCATCTAAAAGATAATCAATTCTTGCTTTTTCAGCTAATGCCATTATCATGTAGATAGTGGGTTCCATAAGCATTAACATTAAATCAGGATTAAACTTACCGTTATAGTACCCTGCAAAAAGTATAATTTGTGTTAGCTCTAATACTGTAGTACCGTCTATTAAACTTTTAAGAATTGCTTTATGGTTTTCTGGTTGTATTAAAGTTTCATAAACGTGCTGTGCAGCTTCTTTAGGTACTGTAAACTGAGGTGGTTTTTCCCAAGCATCAGGACTATCAGGACTTTTAGTAAGCGACATTCCCGGAGTTGGTCGGGTCATTAAAGCTAAATGATCTGTTATTTCTTTACTTGTATCTACTCTCATATTAATTATCCATATAGTGCGCTTAGCTGTCTGTTATATGATCCCTGTAGTTGACCTACAATATCTTGAACACCAGCATAAGGATTTCTACCAAAGTTTCCTATTTCCATTGGGCCGAAGAACTGTAGCATACTTGCTGATACTGGCCCTTCAACACCTGCTAAAAGATCAGCAGCACTAAAGGCTGAACCAATATTATAAGTAGGGCCGCCTGCAATATTTTGTTGTCCTCCTCTTTCTCCTGCAAGTGCATCAATTCCACCTGCTCTTGCAAGTCTTGCTCCTGCTTTATAAGCTAAATTTTGGTCGTGTGTTTGTTGAGCTAATCCACGCCTATAATCTGCAACTTCAGGAGTAATAAACTCATATGGATTAGTAGGATTACCTGTTTCTGTTAAGATATTAGCAGATTTATTTGTTGGTGCTAAAATACTTTCAATTGGTGGAGTAGATGGTAATCCTCCCGGAGCTTCCATTTCTAATATATCTCTAGCAAATCCTTTTTCATCATATAATGGTGAAAAGGAAGGATCAAGATTAAAACTATCTACTGTTTTTTGCATATCTAATAAAGAGTCTGTTTTATCTGATACTATATCAGTAAGACTTGTATATTCTTTTCCTTTATATAGTGGATCATCAAATAAAGTATCTGGTAACTTGCTAACTGAAGGATTAGTTGGAATGTCAAGACTAACAGTTTCAGGTTTAAATGTAGATTCAAGAGTATCAAGATTAAATTCACCCATATCAGCAAAGTCTTTATATTGTTCTTCTAAAGATATAAGTTTTCCATCTGCACCGAATTCAACTTGTGGAGGAGTATCAATAAATGTTTCTATTTCTTGTTGTAATCTAGGGCCAATTTGCTCATCTAACATAGCTTGTTTAGCAAAAGAATTTAAAGAACCGTCAAATGTAGATTTAGAAACTAAATCTTTAAATGATTTTCCTATATTTGATCCTACTTCATTAAACACTCCATTATTTCCAAATAAGGTTGTTGCTTTGCCTGATGGGTCAGCCATAAATTGATAATTACTTATATCAATCCCTACTGCTTTTCCTGTTAATGGATCTATTGGCCCAAAACCTAAACCAGCAGTAAAGTTCTTAAAAGGATCAGCTAATCCCATTTTATTTAAAATAGTTCCTGCTGTATGCCCAAGAATTTTAGTAACTCCTCCTGTAATAGTTTTAGCAACTCCACCAATTTTATCACCTATTTTTATTGCGGTATTTAAAATATGACCTGCGCCTTTAATAAAAACATTAGAAGATGCCATCATGCCTTGCGCCCAACCGCCTATCATTTCCCCTATTCCCGGTAATAATAAACTTAAACCTATTTGGCCTACAATGCCTAGCTCTCCTACAAATTTCATTACGCCTTTAAAGCCAGTTTTAATGCCTTTAACAATTTTAGAACCTACTTTTTTTATACCTCTAACAAGCTTAGAGCCTAATTTTTTAAAAGCTTTGACTATCATTTTTTACTCCTTAAAATAAACCAGCTATAAATTCTATAAGTGTTCTTGCATTATCTCCACCTTTTTCTGCTAGTGCTTCATTCTGAAGCGCAGTAGAAAGCATAGCTACTTTTCTTTGTTCTTCTTGTTCAAATGCAGTTCTAATATAGGTTGCTTCATCTCTAAGATTTTGCCACAAAAATTGTTGTTCTGCTGTAGTAAGATTAAAATTCATTTGAGCATTAGTCATATTAGCAGCATTTTGTGCAGCCGTATCAACTGTATTAGCTTGCCTACGCCATTCTACATTTGATTGAGCAATAGCTTGAGCATTTGCTGTATTCCATTGTTCTCTTTGAAAATCTGTTTGAGCATTAAACTGCGATACTTGTGTTGAAAGTTGTGCATTAAGTCTAGAAGCTTCAAGGTTATTACCTGCGTCTATCGCAGATAATCTATTTGCTTCAGTTGCATTAAACTGTTGCATTGCATTAAACTGAGATGTATTATACTGCTCCATTGCATTAGCTTGCGTTGTCATAAACTGATCAACTTGATTTTGTGAAGCAGCATTAAATTGTAATGCTGCATTATTAGCAGCTTGATTAGATAGTGCAGTTTGTTGTGCTAACTGTGCATTTATAACTGCTGCTTGTTGAGAATTACTTAAATTAGTTAAATCCATTTGAAGAAAATTATTAGCATTAGTTATAGATGCTTTAGTTTGTAAGTCTGCTTCTTGCATATTCATTTGAGCTAGTGTAGTAGCATCTTGTAATGCACTTTGTTGTCTAGCAGTAAAGTCTGTAAGAGTTGCAGTTTGCATAAATTTACTATTAGCAAGTTCTATTTGTTGACCTGCACTAAACTTAGCAAGGTCTATTTTAGCTACTGTTTGTGCGTTTATTACTGCTTTTTGTTGATCAACATTAAGCTGTGCAATTCCCATTGATTCAGCAATTTTAGCAGAAGTAATATTTGTATTTACTCTGGATTGTAAATTTGCAAGCTCTGTTTGTTGATCAGCAGTCATCTGATCACCAGCCGCATCATTTAAAGCAGAAAGATTTGCTAATCTAACTTTAGATTCTGCATCAAGATTTGCTACTTCCATTTGTTGTTTAAAAGCTGCATTCCTAGCAATATAATCAGAACCTATTTGAAACTCTGCAAGTCTTGATTGTTGTTCGGCTGTCATGTTTTCTTTTTCAGTAGCATTTAAATACTGAAGATCAGCAAGTTCTATTTGTTGCTCATTGTTTAATTCTTGAGCATTTATTGCTTGTTGATTTAAAGCCGAAACCTTTGATGCTTCTTGTTGATTAGCAAGAGACTGTACTCGTATTTGTTGTCCCTGTTGCTCAGAAGTTAATATTGCTTGTTGCCTAAACTGGCTTTGAAGCGTAGCCATATTTTGAGCTAACTGAGCAGTTTGTGATCCTGCTGTTTGTTGATTACTTAGGTTAGCCATACGTCTTTGCATATCTAAAGTTGCTTGAGACATATTAGCTTGCTGTTCGTTAGATAAATTTTGTGCTGCCCTTTGCTGAAGAGCTTGTGCATTACTTTGAGCTAAAGGTAAAGCTGTCTGTATAATAGCATTAAAAAGAGCATCTCGACCTACAGTAGAAGCTGAAAGACCTCTAGCAGCCATTATATCATTTACTCTAGCAACTGCTGGTCTAGCCCACGCAGGAGTAACTCCCTCATCAATACCAGCCAAAAGAGTTTCCATTTGTGAAGATACTAAAGCTTCTGTAGGTAATGCGGCTATAGCAGCTTGAATTTCTATAGGCTCATTATCTACTTGAGCTTCTACTGTTGCAGGATCTTCTACTATAGCGGCTGCAATAGGCGCAGGAATATCTCCTACTTGTGCAACCATAGAAGCTGCTTGACCTTTAGCAGCAGTACCTGTAACAGTTCTTCGTTGTGCAGCTTCAAAGAATAAAGCGTCTTCTATTTTTGCTTCTTGTCCTTCAGGTAAAGTATAATCGCTAATTTTTTCTCTTTGTGCTGCTTCAGCTTCTTTTGTAGGAGCTACATTTACTGTTCTTCCTGTTACTTTACCTACATAAGAACCATCTGAAATTACAAAATCTTCATCTTCTGCTAAAGCTGCTTGTTCATCAGCTCTTGCTCTTTGTGTTTGAAGTGTACTTATTGGCCCTGCTTTAGAAGCTTCTGCTTTTCTAGAAACTGCTCCTGTAGCTGCTGCTAATGAAGCTGCATCAGCTTGATCTGCTGTGTAAGTAGAAGCTATATTTCTACCTTGAGCATCTTTACCAAATAATCCTTGAAGAGTTGCTGCTCTTTCTAAACCAATTCTTTGTTGTGTTCCTGTAGCCCCTATTGTTCCTGCTGTTGCTTGTGTAGTAGTTCCAATAGCTTTAATATCTGTAGATATACCAACCTCATTTAATCTTTCTTCAGCTAATTGTCTTTGACGAGGATCAGCATTTTCATTATCCATTAAAGTTTTAAGACGAAGAACTTCTGCATTACTTAAAGAATCTACACCCCCTCTTGTTCCAATAGATCCTACAACTGGCATAGGAGCTTCAGGAAGAGCAGGAGGAGTTATAACACTTCTAGGTGCGCTATAAGCAACATTTCCTTCATCATCTGTTTGTTGAGCTTGAGTTGTTGTAATAGTTCCTAAATCTGTTCTAGGTTGTGTAGTTTCATTAGAAGTATTTTCTGTAGTATCGGTTACATTTTGATTTGAAGTTGTTGTTTTAATAGTGCTATCTGTCTTTAATTTAGGAAATATAGGATATCCATTTTGATCTTTAGGAAGCGAATTTTTCCAATCTTCGTATGCGCCATCGGTATGAGCATCAAATGCTGTTTTATACTCTGCATAAGTTTCAAAGTCTTCTCGTAATGGATAAGGAGGAGCGCCACTATAATCATATCCAGATTCTATGTGGTCTAAACTTCTATATCCCGGTGGATATAAATCTGGATCAAATGTATATTCTGTCCCTGACTCCTTATCAGTTAAAGTTAAAAAATTACTTGTATCAACTGTTTCAACTTCTTCTTCTTCTTCTGTTTCTCCTCCTACTATTTCTGTTCCTGTTACTTGATTACCACTAATAGAAACACCACTAGAAGAAACACTTGTCTTTAGTACATAATAAGGATTACTTCCTCCATAAACAGTTGGAGGCTTAGTTGGATCATAATTAGGATTAAGTATAAAAGTCGTGCCTTCAATAGTATACTGAGGCGCTAAGTCTTCTGGTATAGGATATGGATCTTCTTCTGTTTCTTCTTCTGTTTCTTCTTCTGCTGCTATTACAGTAGTTTGTTGTGGCGATCCCTGCATAGTATTAACAGGCGATGTAAAATTAGTAGTTGCTTGTGTTTGAGGAATAAGAAACGGTAAATTATCACTAGTGGTAGGTTGATTAGGATTAAAATTAGGATTAATGGGTAAATTAAAAGGATTAGTAATTTGTTGCTGAGTAACATTATTCTCAGGAATTATAGGAGTTCCTTGAGGAATAAAATACGGATTAGTTGCAGAAGGCTGTTGAGTTGGAATATAATTAGGATTAAGAACCATTCCAGCAGGAGGATTATTTAAACCCGGATATTGAGTATATAAATCTGGAATGTCTGCTGCTCTTTGTGCTGTATTTTCATTTTTGGGAATAAAAGGCTGACGTTGTTGTTTAGCAGGTTCTATTTTTTCCCAAAATCTACTACCAAGACCAGCAGTACCAGCTTTAATATCTGTAACTGCTCTATATAAATTACCGCCACCTGCATCAACAGTTTGACCTGCTTTATATCCTTGACTAGGATCATAAGCAATTAAACCGCCTTCTTGTTTTTTAAGTAAAGCCTTTAAAACTTTACTGCCTTTTTTATATCTTGGTAGCTTTTTCTTTTTTCTACTCATAAAAATTTACCTGCTAAAAATACACCTACTATAAAAGGATATATACCCCATAACATCATTTCTAATCTTTTAAACTTTTCAGAACCTTCTTTAAGTTTTTCTTCTATGCTTCTATATCTTATCTCACATTCTCTTTCGTGAGACTCTATCCTTGCTATGGTTTCTTTTATAGTAGCCATACTTAGGTTCCTGTTGTGGAAGTAGTTGACGTACTATCTGTAGATACTGTG